CTCATAGGTGCCGTTAATCGTTCCAATAATTTCATATTCAGGCGCTTTCGTGAACACTGTTGTGTAGTTGCCGTTGGCAACGCGATAACGCAAGCGATACTGGAACGCTTGTGGCACAGGCTGCCAACTGACAATGATCTTTTGAGCAACTTGGCCGTTGCTTTCATACAAAAACTCTTGTGCCTGAATGTTGCTAGTTGGCGGTGGTGGAACATTCAGGTTGGTAACGTCACGAACAGGGATCGACTGTTTGCGCTCAACGTGAGCGTACTTTTGCTGCAAGTACGAAATACCTGTGATCGCATAGGTCGCGCCGTCTTGCTCGCTAACAGTCAGCACGCGCCAAAGCGTAGGACGCACATCATCTGAGCTAATGACAAACACCGCCCCAGGTTGCGGCGTGTCGGCCAGCTCTGTCTCAAGGAAAATAATGTTTCCTGAGCTGCTTGTAATCCTGCTGCTGCCAAACGTTCCATCGGGCAGCAACACCCGAATGACGGGATTCAGATTGTTGACCGGGATGACTGTTGCAGTTGTGTCGTCAATCGCGATCTGCGTTGTGGTTGCAGTGTGAACCCGTCCGCCGCGACGTTCGCCGCTGATCACTGGATCGTAAACCTGAATTACATCGCCAGGGCGAACAACAACACCAGCATCAGCAGCCGCTTCAAACGCGATAGTGTTGGTTTCGTTTTGCTCGGTGTAAAGAAGCCACTCGCCAAGACGACGGGCCTGACCACGAGACGTGCAGGCAAAGGCTGAAATGCTGGTTTTGACAATGCCGTATTTAGCGATTCCATCAGCGTCTTCGACCAGCTCGTACTGGATGTCCCTTGCATCCAGATCCATGTATGCAACCTGCACGCAGGTATGACGTGTCTTCAGGCTGCTGCCGCTATAACTAAAGTTTCCACCAACAACATTGGCTGGGCTAAAGCAATAGCTGAAACCAGTTGGTCGATCCTGAGCGATCGCCAACGCACCAGTAGACCAGAACGGCATGGCTCGAAACACCGAGCACATGTCGTTGATCAGCTTGTACGCCTCCTCTTGGGTTTGAATGTTGACGTTGCAAGAGAAACGCGGTTCATAGACGCCAGTGCCGTCATCTAAACCATGTCTGCCGGTTTGAGGGTCGTAGTCGTCAGTCGTTCCACTGCGGCCATCTGTCGTGTAAGTGTTTCTGCCACTGCAGTATTGACTTGCTTCAAAAAAGGCCCACTTGTCGAGCTTTGCAGCATCAATATGATCGCCAAGCCCATATCGATTGTTCGTCAGTAGATCCCACAAAATCCACGCAGGATCTGATGTCCATTGGGTTCCGCCGTAAGTATTGCCACCTTCAGTATTTTGCGTGAACGTTCCATCCCATGGCTCGTCTTTAAAAATCAAGCCGCCACGGCCATTTGGACCCAATGCAGGGCGAGCATTGCTGGGGATCTGAACCTTGATGCCACGAATTCGATAAGCCCGTTGCGGGATGCTATTGAACTGCTCGGCAGGCAAAACCAGTCCGATCAAAGCGCTGTTTGGATAACGCAGCTTTGAATATCGAATCTCTGCATAAGACTCCCACCTAATTTCATCTACACGAGTTGCGTTGTCTGGATCACCCGTTCCAGCATCAACAGTTTCACGAACAACCCTCACAGCAGCACTGCTGCTAAATCCCGATTCCCTGAAGTCAAAAACAACTGCACGCTGGTACAAATCAGCAGTGCGTCCCACAAATTGCAGGCGAGAATCACCGCTCGAAATGGCTGTGCTAAATGCCCCGCCGTCGTATGAGACCTCAATGCGGAAGTTGACTTGCGTACCAGTAACATCCCCATCTGCTTGGAAAAGCTGAAGCTGCGGAACAGCAAAAGTAATTCTTACAGCGTCAACGGTTGTATCAGTAACCGTGCGAGTTACAGAGGACGCATAGCTGACTACGGTATTGACGCTAAAAGGAGTTTCACTTAAACGAAACCCTTCAATCCAATCCTGCGCTGCCGTGCCGTACCTGAGATAAGTTGTGACGCCTTTGTAGTTAAAATCGTCGTTCGCAGGGTTGTCTAAATTAACTTTTTGATCTGCAGGGGCGTCCTCGTCGTTTCTTAAAACAGGGACGTTGTCAAAGAAAATATCTTTTAGCGCAGCATTGTTATACCTAGTTGTTCCTTTTGTCTCGTTACGAGCAGACGGGAAGCCTTCAATCTCGCCCTCACTGATCAGCTCAAGGATTCGAGCGTATTGGACTGACTCAAGGTTGTCGCGGGCAACATTTGGGCCGCCTGCACCGCCTCTGCCACCACCTTTACCGCCACCGCCGCCGTCACCACCAGCGCCTGCAATCAACTTATCGTTTTCCATGATCAGTCTTAAGAGGGAGGATCAAAAGTCAGCACCGTGCTCGAAACCGTCACGCTGCCAACGATTGTCTCGCCATAAATGACCGGCACTGGAACACCTTGGCGAGAAATGTTTTGGATCCCGCTAAAGCTATAGGACTTTCGTGGATCCTGATCGCTATTAGCGCCTGTATTCATACGCGGCGTTGGCGACAACAACTGGGCAACACCGCCTAACACCAAACTTGCGCCGATGTAACTGAGAGAAGTAGCCACTGTTGTCAAAGTCCCAGCAGCGGCAATAGGTCCTCCAGCAGCGCCAAAGACTGAGGCACCAAACAACCCTCCGCCTGGCAACGCTAAAGAAACCCCTATCAAGGCCGCTCCGAGCAAGATTCTTCCCGCACCTCCACCCGCACCAGCCATCACCGGCACAACCTTTATTTCCTCTTGAGCGCCAACTGGATAATGCAACTGCTCTGGCTCATCTCCGATCGCCAAGGCGTTGTTGGAAACAAGTACCTTGTAATACTTGTCCGACATGTGGCCGCGCACTTCTGGGAAATTAGCAGTTAAAAATCGAATAGCCTCTGCAGGGTTTGCAACGTCAGCCTCAAAGACACGACGCTTCAAAAACTTTGCCAGCGAACCATAGACCTTGATCTTGCGCAGCATCGTCATGTCCGGCTGATATGACGCAGGACACGGCCTGTGTTCTTCTGATAATAGCCTCCGTAAACATCACGACTACTGAGGCGACCTCTCAGGTGATGCAGGAACAACCCGTCTCCTAGGTAAACGCCGCAATGGTTCGCTCCAGGGGAGTTCATGCTCATAAAAAGCAGGTCTCCTGGCTTCAGCCCAGTTGTCGGGTCGATGGTGACAAAGCCGGTCTCCTTATAGCAACCCTCAAACATTGGCTCTAGGTCAAATTCTTCTGGCGTTGCTGGTCGCTTCCAGTCGCGCAGCTCTAAGTCCCATTCCTGCTTGTACCAGTCACGCGCCAATGTCCAACAGTCGGACACGATCCAAAGCCATGGCCGTCCAATCAAAGGGGGCTGATACCCACAAGGCTCGTAGCTGCCCCAAGTTTCTGTTGTTGGCTGGACAATGTGCCAAGGCAAACCCGACTTCTCTGCTGCAATCTTGTCTGCCTCGCTTGGCTGGGGCGGTGTATGCGGATGGCTGTGGACGACTGCAACGATTTCACCCGCATCCTCCGCATTGGCGTAATCCTCTGGATCAAGCAAAAACAGTTCGTTGCCGGGTAAAAGGTTTTTGCAAGGCCAATACCGTTCGCGACCTTTGATCACCACAAGCAAGCCGCAAGCCTCTCGCGGTGTTTCTGCTTTTGCGTGCTTTAACGCAGCACTCTTCCAAGTGATCATACGATTGACGTTCCAATCGACGGAAAGCTGCCAAAAGGAACACCGACAACCTTGTCTTCTTTGTTGAAACGCAACTCACAACTGCTAAGGCGCTTGCCGCAAACATCTTGAGCAGGATCGTCTACTGGGTTGTTATTTTCATCAAAATATGGGCCGCCATGAGAGTCAGCAGCCGTCTTGACGTAAGGGCACCCAATCACCGCGCTGTAGTCAAAACTTGAAGTTGTTGTGTCATATCTCCGGTAGGTCCACTGGCAAACGTTCGCAATACATTGCCGCTTAGGTGCCTTTACTTCAGCAAGGTCAAATGCGCTGACCAGTTCAAACTCAACGATGTCGCGGTTTTCAGTGACCTTGCGATCAACGTAGTAAATCTCACGCGGAGCCTCTGCCGTGGGATCAGGTGTGCCGTAAGGGTTGGTGTCGTTAGGGAAGTTGACTGCATCCAGATAACGCGCCAACGTGCGAATCCGCGTCAGTTTTGCACCGCAAAGATCATTGCCAGGGTTGTCGGCGTTGATCTCAATCATTATCAACGTCAAAAAACTGAACAGGTTCGACACCCGCACCGTGGGGCGTGGCAACTGCCCATTCCCCAGATACTCAAAACCACTAACCTCAATCGGATAGCGCGTGTACTGGTTGCCGTTCCAAGTCACGCCAGTGTTTGGGGTTTTAAGTGTCAGGCCAGCGTGAAACCGATATGTCGCATCAGATCCGTGCAATGCGGCAAACGTTTCCAGCTCATACAGGTCAATAACAGACGAGGGCGTTAGTTCAGAAAACTCCTCTGCTACAGCGCTGACCGCAAGCCAAACGACCGTGCCATCAGTAAGGCTTTGATTGGTGGTTGTCGCCCAAACAGGCTCATTACTGCCGCTAGTGCCAGCAGTCGTGGCGCGAAAAACTAAGCCCGTTCCAGTAGTGGTGGTTGGACGGACGACATCGCCTACCGCGTAAGCGTTACTTGCCTGCCATGCGGAATAAGCCATTACGGTTCAAAAACTTGGCGGAACGTAGCTGTTATTGTCGCTCGATTTGCATAATTAATCGCTTTAGACCATTGATCACACCGCCATTTGTAGGCAGTCGATTCTTCCAATGGCGTCCAGTCAAAAGCATCACCGTCATCTGCCCTTGCGTCCAAAAAAGTCTCGATCGTATCGCTTTCGGTTTCAGT